TATAACCAGCCAGAAGAGCCTTTAGGACCAAGGCTACAACCAGCGCAAAGGGTAGACTCAGTGTCAATGGCAAGCCTACCCGCCAGCAGAAACCCATTTAACCGTTCTAGAATGAGTCAAATGGACAGGCTTAACGCGGCGTATCGGAACAGGTTGGAAAGATTTAATAACCCGATGGATAATATCCCTGAAGAATTCCGGCCATATGTGACCCCCCCGCCTCAAGCAGACTTTGAGATTGAAACTCCAGAGCAAAGGGCAAAAAGATTGTTAAGTTATATAGGCGAACCTCTCGATAGATTTGGACCCGTGGACCCAAAGCGTAACGCTGAATACGAAAATTATCTGAGAACAAGGGGTCAGCCCTCAATAGGTGCTGGCGCTGACGCACTTGGGCTTGCGGCTTTACTGGGTACGAGATAGGGATTTATTGTGGCTATAGAAAAACAAGCAAGTCCGATTGAGATTGAAGTTGAAGGCAACCAAGAAGAGGTTGAGGTTCAAGTCATAAATCCAGACGCTATTCAAATAGCAACCGAAGACGGCGGTATGCTGATTGATTTCGATGGAGAAATGTCTGAAGAGCTTATGGGTCCGTCGCACGACGCAAACCTTGCCGAGTTCTTAGACGAAGGGGACTTACAGTCTCTAGCCAGCGAACTAATAGGTGAGTTTGATACAGACAAGCAGTCCAGAAAAGAATGGGCTAGAAGCTATGTTAAGGGATTGGATTTGCTTGGCATGAAGATTGAAGACAGGCATCAGCCTTGGGCTGGAGCGTCTGGCGTTTTCCACCCTGTGTTGACAGAGGCTGTTGTTAGGTTTCAGGCACAAGCCATGTCAGAAATGTTTCCAGCCAGTGGTCCAGTTAGGACAAAGGTGGTTGGCAAGCAAACCAATGACAAGATACAGCAAGCAAATAGAGTTGAGAACGAGCTTAACTATCTTCTTACAGAAGAGATGACGGAGTATCGTGATGAGCTTGAGCAGATGTTGTTTAGGCTTCCGCTTGCAGGCTCTGCTTTCAAGAAGTCATATTACGACCCAATCAGAAAAAGACCCGCTTCTATGTTTGTTCCGGCAGAGGACTTTATTGTTTCCTATGGCGCATCTGACTTGGCGACCTGCCCAAGATACACACACGTTATGAAGAAGACCTCAAACGAGGTGGCAGAATTAATTTACAATGGCTTCTATCGAGAGGTTGAACTGCCAGACCCTGAGCCAGACTACTCTGACATACAAGAAAAGTATGATGAGCTTGAGGGTGAAAGTGCGGTTATAGAAGATGACGACAGGCATACTCTTCTAGAGATACATTGCGACATGCTAATGCCGCCACCATTTGAAGAGCCTAACGGGTTGGCCTGCCCCTATGTGATTACCATAGACAAAAGTTCTCGCACGGTGCTGTCAATCAGAAAGAACTGGTACGAAAATGACCCCGAAAAAACCAAGCGATTACACTTCACCCACTACAGATACTTACCCGGACTCGGATTTTATGGAACCGGACTCATACATCTCATCGGTGGCCTCGCGAAAAGCGCCACTTCTATATTACGGCAACTCATCGACGCGGGAACGCTTTCTAATCTTCCGGCTGGCCTCAAAGCTCGCGGGCTTCGTATCAAGGGTGATGACTCGCCGCTAATGCCGGGCGAGTTCCGTGATGTCGATGTGCCAAGCGGCGCAATCAAGGATGCTATTACTTTTATCCCGTACAAAGAGCCATCAAGTGTTTTGTATCAACTGCTAGGAAATATCGTTGAAGAGGGAAGGCGTATTGGCTCTGTAGCTGATGTGCAGGTTGGAGACCTAAATAATCAAGCTCCTGTCGGCACAACCCTCGCCCTTATGGAGCGTTCTATGAAAGTTATGTCTGGTGTTCAGGCCAGACTTCACGCATCATTTAAAAATGAACTGCGTTTGCTTGCAAAGATAGTGCATGACTTTATGGGGTCAAAGTATCAATACGAAACTGAGGGCGACCATAACCGTGTCGAAGACTTTGATGGCAGGGTAGATGTTATTCCTGTGACAGACCCAAATGCGGCTACCATGTCTCAAAGAATTATGCAGTATCAGGCCGCCCTGCAACTGGCACAGCAAAGCCCACAGCTTTATGATATGGGCAAACTGCACAGGCAAATGTTAGAGGTGCTTGGCATATCTGACGCCAAGGACATTGTAAAACTTCCAGATGAGGTTTCGCCAGCAGACCCTGTTACAGAAAATATGCGTATGCTTAAACAAGAGCCAACCAAAGTGTTTTCTTATCAAGACCACGAGTCACATATCGCTGTACATATGGCGGCAATACAAGACCCGAAAATTCAACAGATGGTCGGACAATCTCCATTTGCCTCTGCAATACAAAACGCCATGCAGTCGCACATTACAGAACACGTCGCAGAGCAGTATCGCTCACAGGTTGAGCAGAACCTTGGTGTGTCTATGCCAGACCCAGATGCGCCATTACCGGAGGATGTCGAGCTTGAGCTATCTCGTATTTCTAAGCAGGCCGCAGAAACCTTGCTTGGCAAGAATCAAGCAGAGGCACAGGCGCAACAGGCCGCCGCGCAACAAGCTGACCCGCTTACTCAGATACAACAAGCTGAGTTGCAAATGAAACAACAAGAGCTTCAGCACAAAATGCAAATGGACAAAGAGAAGCTTGAGATTGACAAAGCGTCCAAAATGGCAAACTTGGAGCATCAGGAGAGAAGGCTTGAGCAAGAAACCGAAAGAGCTTATGACAGCATGAAGTCAAAAGAGCGTGTCGAGGGTGCGAAGCTAGGTGTTAAGGTTGCCGTTGAGTCAGACAAAAATAAAACCGCGCTCAAGAAAGAGGGCGCAAAGCTTGGCATTGAAGCAACAAAGCAACTTATAAGTGAGAACCTAGATGGCGAAACCAACGGTGAATGATTTGGACAAGCGGCTTACAGTTCTAGAGGGTGTGTTAGAAGAGCGTTGGCTTGAAACAATCAATAGGATTAAAAGACTAGAGGCTGTCATTATAGGCGCGGCAGGAACAATCATACTCGTGCTTCTCACCCAAACAATAGGAGGATAGTTTGGACCCCATATTAGAAGCTCTCCAACTCAAGATTAGAGAGTATATGAATGAGTGCGCTGACCACCTTGCGGGTGGAGGCGCAAAAGACTTCACAGAATACAAATACATCACAGGAAAAATAGAAGCGCTGGCTATTGTTGAGAGAGAGGTTTTAGAACTCAACAAAAAAGTTACCGAGCAGTAGTTGCGTTTTCTAAAAGTTTACGATAACTTTTAGACAACGAGGAATTAACCTCGCAAGGACTGTGGACCTTATCCACTGCTAGGAAGTAAAATGTATTCTGCCGATGTCAAAGACTTGGACATGGAGCGCCTAAAGAAACAGGCTGTCATGCCAAAGCCGAAGGGCTATAAACTTTTAATTGCCATGCCGTCCCTTGAAGAAAAAACAGATGGCGGCGTATTTCTCCCAGACAGTATGAAACAACAAGAGTCAACCGCATCTGTGGTCGGGCTTGTTTTGATGATGGGTGACGAAGCTTACAAGGACGGGGACAAGTTCCCAAGCGGCCCTTATTGCAAAGAGGGTGATTGGGTTGTGTTTCGTTCTTACTCTGGCACACGTTTTAAAGTCGAGAATCAAGAGTTTCGTATTATAAACGATGATACCGTAGAGGCTGTTGTTGAAGACCCAAGGGGAGTTAAAAGAGTATGAGTGAGCTTAGTAAAATAGAAGATGAAACTGAGTTTGAGCCTGTAGACCAAGGCGAAGAAACGCAGGAAACAGCCGCAGATGACGGCGGTGAAATTGAAGTTATTGATGACAGGCCGAATGAGGACCGCGTCCCTCCGAGAGCAGACCCCACAGAAACAGAGAGTGAGGACGAGGGTGAGGCCGCGCAGTACAGTGAGCGTGTTCAAAAAAGAATCAAACAACTGAAATATGAATATCACGAAGAGCGCAGAGCCAAAGAAGAGGCTGACAGACAGCGTGAAGAGGCGATTGCATTTGCCCAGCAAACTTTTAACGACAATCAAAAATTGCGTGAAAGTTTGGCGGCAGGTGAAAATGTTTTAATGGAGCAGGCTAAGGGCAAGGCAAGCGCAGAGGTTGCGGCGGCTAAAAGGGCTTATACAGAAGCCTTTAACACAGGCGACCCAGAAGCTATAGCAGATGCTCAAATGGGTCTTACTAAAGCGCAGGCCGCAGAAATACAGGCAGAGCAGTATCAGCCTCTATATCAAGAACTGCCTCAACAGCGCCCACAACTGGCTCCCCAAGAAAATTCACGACCAAAGGTTCACAAACCCACCAGAATTGATGTAGAGTGGAGTGAGAAGAACCCTTGGTTCAATAAGGATGACAAGATGACGGCGTATGCTATGGGTGTACACCAAGACCTTGTAAAGAATGGCGTAAGCCCCCTTGATGACCCAATCGAGTATTATAGACAGCTTGATGCTGAAATGCTCGTAAGGTTCCCAGACAAGTTTGATAGCGGACAAGAGGAAGCACCCCGCAATCAAGCTGGCAACGTGGTTGCCCCCGCACAACGGAGTGCAAGTAAATCACGCAAGGTGCAACTAACCTCTACACAAGTCGCACTCGCCAAGCGGCTGGGGATTACCCCCGAACAATACGCGGCGCAACTTTTGAAACAGGAGCAAGCTAATGGCTGACCGGAAACCACGCACCACACAGACGCGAGAAAAGACGCAACGGAAGAAGACTTGGGTAAGACCTTCCGCACTACCTGACCCAGAGCAGGAAAATGGCGTAGAGTATCGTTGGGTAAGAACAAGTACCCTTGGAAGCTCTGACACCAAAAACGTGTCATCTCGTTTTCGTGAAGGCTGGGAAGCAGTAAAAGCAGACGAGCATCCTGAAATGCAAGTGTTGCCAGATATCGACAGTAGGTTCGAGGGCAATGTAGAGGTTGGAGGATTGTTACTTTGTAAGAACTCCACCGAAAATGTGGAAGCTCGCAGAGAGTATATGAGGGAACAGGCATCACATCAGATGGAGTCTGTCGATAATAACTTGATGCGAGAATCCGACCCGCGTATGCCAATCCTTAGACCGGAGAAGACTACGCGCACGACATTTGGAAAGTAAGGTAGGGGAGGCGTCCTTGCTTAGTTTTTTTAATTTAGCTAGGAGGCATATATTATGTCAGCTTCATCAGCACCTTTTGGATTGCGACCAATCGGACGACTAGACTCAGGTTCGCTTGAGGTTATGCGTCAGTATCCAATCGCATCCGGCTACGGAACCGCTATTGCGGCGGGTGACGTTGTTCACCTCGTAGACGGTGGCACGGCTACAACGATTGAGAAACAATCTGGTACAGGCGACGATTCAACAGAAATTGATATCGTCGGAATTTTCATGGGTGTGTCTTATACAGACCCGAATACAAACCAAAAAACATTCAGCACATTATATCCTGCAAGCACAACAGCTTCAGATATTATGGCGTATGTTGTTGATGACCCGAATGTCCTGTTTACTATTCAGGCAGACGGAGCGCCAACAAATGTGAATGACATTTATGGTAAAAACACGCTGTTGGTACAGACAGCCCCTAACACTT